TGCGTCGTCAAATGCGGCGGCACCGGGAAGTTCGCCATCCTCATGCCCGGACTCCGCACCGCATGATTAAAGACTCCGCCGAGGAAACTCGGGACACAAAGTATTGGATCGGCCAGCTCACCGAAGCGGCCACCGATGGCGGCTGGTTCTCGACCCTCCGCTCGCGGAACTACGATACCCGCATGGCGCTGTGGGATGGCCAATCCTCCGATGGCAAGAAGTGGCCTGAGAATTACGGGAAAAATGTTTTCCCCTGGTCTGGTTCGAGTGATTGCCGCATCCGCCTCGCTGATCTCGTCTGCAACCGCGAGGCCCAGCTCTGCCTCACCGCCACCTTTGCCGCCCGCCTGCAAATGATGCCGGTCGAATCCTCGGACTCCCTCTCCCGCACCGCCGCCGAGGCCGTGCTGAAATGGATGCTCTTCACCCACTGCGCCTCCGACCTCCGCCGCGAACTCGAACTCGCCCTCAACATCCGCGCCACCTACGGCCTCGCCATCATGGGCGTGTTTTGGAAAACGACGACACGCATTGAGCAGAAGAGCGTCAGCCTCGAAGACCTCATCGTCATGGCCCAAGAGCAGGGCGACCCCGCCTCCCCCCTCGCCATGCTCATCGGCGCGATCCTCGATCCGCTCCAAGAAGAAATCGCCATCGAGATGGCCGAGCAATTCGCCCCCGGCACCGGCACCGCCGCCAATGTCCGCAAGCTCCGCGAAGGCGGCACGGTGGAATACACCGAGCCCTACATCTTTGAGAGCAAGCCCGAGTGGACCGCCCTCGAACCTTTTAACGACATCATTTTCCCCACCGCCACCTACGACCTGCAACGCGCCCCCTGGATCGCCCGCCGCGAAATGGTGACTTGCGAGGAGCTGGAAGAGCGAACCGTCACCGAAGGCTACCCCTACGAATTTTACGAGAAGGCCGAGAACTACAAAGGCACCAGCCTTTGGCCGATCTACGCCCACCAGAACACCAACCGCCGCGACTCCATCCTCTGGCAAGACCACCGCGACCTGGTGGAAATCTGGCATGTCTATTCCAAGGAAACCGACGAGAAGACCGGCGCGACCAAGGTTATGTGCCGGGTCATGCACCCGAATGTGGACATCTTCGCCAAAGAAGAAATCTCCCCCTACTCGCACGGCGAATATCCTTTCATCGAGCTTCCCCGCGAGCGCGTCACCCGCTGCCTCATCGAAGCCCGAGGCATCCCCGAGATCGTCAGCACCATGCAGGCGGAAATCAAAACCCAGCGCGACTATCGCACCGACCGCGCCGGAATCGCCATCCTGCCGCCCATGCGCGTGCCCGCCAACCGTGGCAAGCTCGACATCATCCTCGGCCCCGCCGTCCAAATCCCCGAGCGCCGCCCCAACGAAATCGGCTGGATGCAACCCCCGCCCTTCGACCAAGGCACCATCGAGATCGAACGCGCCGTGCGCCGCGATGTGAATGAATACTTCGGCATGGCAGGCGAGGGGGTTGATCCCAACTACACCGCCCTCGTCCAGCAGCACACGGTGGACCGCTGGCTCCGCGACTTCAAAGCCATCATCACCCAGACCTATCAACTGATGCAGCAATACATGCTGCCCGTGCAAATCCTCCGCGTCTCCGGTGGCCAAGTCCTCCCCTTCCAAGCCGACCGCGAAAGCATCCAAGGCAAGTTCGACCTCATCGTGGATTGGGACGCCCGAAACCTCGACGCCGAAGCCCTCGGCGCGAAGCTCGACTACATCAGCAAAGCCATCGTGCCGATGGATACCGCCGGAGTCATCGACCGCGCCGGACTCATTAAATTTATCATGAGCGCCGTCGATCCGGTTCTTGCCGAAATGCTCGTCCGCGACCCCGGCCCCGCCGCCGCCATGGAGGCCAACGAAGAGCAACTGGCCTTCACGAAAATCGCCGCAGGCACCGAGCCCGAACTTCCCGCCGAAGGCCAAAACCACCAGCTCCGCGCCCAAGTCCTCCAAGGCATCATCCAGGCGAACCCCGCCCTGCAACAGCGCATCCAGCAAGACGAGATTTTCCGCAACATGATCGAAGCCCGCATGAAGGGCTTCAACTTCCAGCTCCAACAACAGCAAAACGCCCAGATAGGCCGCCAAGGCACCCTGCCCGCCTTGCAGCAAGGAGGCGCACAATGAAGGCGACGCCCTACCGCACCGTCCGCGATGGCGTGATCTCCCGCATGGGCATCGACCCCGCGCAGCCGCTCATGGCCTCGCAGGCTACCGCGCTCGCCGAGTATTTGACCACCGCTGCCGCGACCGCTTGGACATTTTTTGACTGGCCCGAGGTTTATTTGACCGAGGCCCGCACTCCGGTGGGCGAGGGCTACGCGCCGGGGCTTTATACCTATGAGTCGGATTATGTCGGCACGACCTCTTACATTGGCCGGGCGCTCCAAGACTCGGAGTTTTCGGACCCCGTGTGGCGCATCAAGCGAATCACTTTCACGGCATCTGGCGATCTGCTGAATATCGACACCGCCGTGGATGTCGCGTGGAACGATCGCACGACGGCGACCTACATCGAGACCAGCGAGAATGCCCCAGCCGAGGAGTTCATCCCCTATGTGCTGCTGGTGCAAAATGGCATGAAGGCCATCGGCAATGTGCTGAAGGTTTACGACATCAAGCCCGACGAGGGCCGTGTCACCAAGTCTCTCTCTTTTGTTGTCACCGACGACCGCATTCTCATCACGGATACGGACTACATCTCCGGCCAAGTCTGGGTCGAGTTCTCGCTTCCGCAGCCGAAATTCACCAGCACCGCTTTCAACAACGCGACATCCTACCAAGCAGGCGATCTCGTTTACTACAACACCACCGGCGACTGCTACGAAGCCATCGCTGACACCACCGGCAATCTCCCGACTGCCGAGGAGTTCTGGCTCCGCCACCGCATCCCGGCGTTCTTGGCCGACTACCTCAAGTTCTACGCCCTCGCCGAGACGCTCTCGGAGGACGGCCAGATGGACAAAGCCAACTACCAGTTCGCCCGAGCCGAAGGCATCCTGCAACAACGCATGGACGACGCCTGGCTCCGCAAAGGCGAGGTCCGCCGCTACTCCGCTTCCTTCCAATAACACCCCTATTGACACCCCTCCCGATAATTAAATCAACGCTATGAGCAACCCCACCGTTCAAATCGCCGCCCGCAGTTCCGCAGGCATCGTCCAGCCCGTCCAAGCCACTCCAGATGGGGCTCTGCGAGTCACCACCGGATTTGCGCTTCCTCTTTACGACCGCTTCACGATCACCCGCGTGGGCTCCACGAACAACACGCTCTACACCGAGTATTCGCTCGGCGGAGTCGCTGTGGCGCGAATCTATGTGACCTACTTCGTCGGCACTCCCACCACCGACAACGCCGCCGTCTCCGGCTCCTACCTCGTTCTCCCGCCGTTCTGATTTATGTCCAGCATCGCCTTTGATCCCCTGACTGGAACGATGATCTCGACCACTGCGCAAGTCGCGCAGCTCGACTCCTCGGGCCAAGTCTCCGGCGACATGATCCCGGACGAGTTCGACGATGTGCAGACTTTCCCAACCGTCGCCGACTTCCCCGCGCCTGGCTTGGTGGGCCGCATTTACTTTCCCGCAGATACCAACCTCCCACACCGCTGGGATGTCGAAACCCTTTCCTATCTACCCATCGTCGCCGATTCGGACGGCGGTGAGTTCTAGGACTAACCCCGCAGAACAACCAACACCCCCAAAATATCATGCCCAATACCCTTCGCATCAAACGCCGCTTAACCGGTGCCTCAGGCGCTCCCTCCAGTCTTGCTGTAGGTGAGTTGGCCTATTCAAAAGTAGACAACAAACTTTGGATCGGTCTTGACGACCAAATCAAAGTCCTCGCCGGTGAAGGCCACTTCGCCACAAACGCAAACCTCGCCTCCGAAGTCTCGACGCTGAACTCCAGCATCAGCTCGGAAACCTCCCGCGCCACCGCAGCGGAAGCCGCCCTCGGCGTTCGCATTGACAATGTTCTCAGCAATGTCACTCCCGGCTCGCTCGATTCGTTGACGGAAGTGGTCGCCGCCTTCGAGGCCGCAGACCAAAATTTGAACGGAGCGATCACCAGCCTCGCCAGCAGCGCCTCTTCGGCACTGAATGCTGAGATTTCCCGCGCCACCGCAGCCGAAGGCGTGATCGCCGCCGGTCTCGCTCAAGAGCTTCTTGATCGCGCCGCCGCCGACACCACCCTCCAGGGCAACATCAACACCGTTGCAGGCAATCTCTCGACCGAGACATCGGCCCGCCAAGCGGCTGACACCACGCTCCAATCGAATATCGACAGCGAAGCCAGCACCCGTGCTTCGGCCATCAGCGCCCTCGATAGCCGAGTGGTCGCGCTCGAAGGTGCATCCGCCGACGCTCGCCTCGATGAAGTCGAGTCCGACATCGCAGCCATCGAATCCGCCGCGACAGCCTTGACTGGCCGCGTCTCCAGCTTGGAGACCACCGCAGCCGGACTCGGCACCATGTCCACGCAGAATGCCAACAATGTCGCCATCACTGGCGGCAGCATCAGCGGCATCGAGCTGGACGGCGGCAGCTTCTAAAAGCTCCCTCCCTCCCCCCACAGCGGCGGTGCGGTTCCAGCCCGCGCCGCCGCCACGGGAAACTCCTATGGTCATAAAAATCAAACGCACCACGGTCGCAAGCCGAGTCCCCACCGCCGCTCAAATCGCGGAGGGAGAACTTGCGCTGAACCTCACCGACCGGCGCTTGTATTCCAAAGACCATCTGGGAGAAGTCTTCCGCCTCGCCCGCCCCCGCGACCCCAGCGACTACCTGCAACTCTCCGCCACCGATGGCACGACCCTCTACATGGGCCGCCTCGCCTGGGCCGACTACCCCGCCTCCGGCCCAGCCGAGGACGCCCCATCCTGGACCATCTACAAAATCACCACCAATGCCGCAGGCGATGTCGTCTCGGAGCAATCCGCAGTCGGCGCGTGGTCGAACAAAGAGTCCTTGACCTATGCTTAGTCCACTTTACGGCCAACTCTCCCCCCTCCGCGTGCCGACCACGGATATAGCCATGCTGGCCGCAAACGCCTATATCGCCGCCGTTGAAGCCGCCGATGGTCAAAGTTTGGAATCTGGCGTGAAATCGGCGTTCACAGATTTCATCGTCGGCTGCCACAACGACGGCATTTGGACAGCCCTGAAATCCTCCTGCATCCTCGCCGGTGCACGCACGCTCAACGGTGCGCTTGTGCCGCTGGTTGGGACAGCGCCGACCAACGCGAATTTCGTTTCGGCAGACTACAACCGCGAAACAGGGTTGAAAGGAGATGGATTAACTAAATACTTAAATCCAAATCGAAACAATAACGCCGACCCACAGAACTCTAAGCATGTCTCGGTAAACCTTAGCGAAATGCACACTGGAACAGCCTCTCAGTGGTTCATAGCGAGCGGAGACAGCGGAGCGGGGCAGTGTGCTATTTTATTCGGTTCCGCGAGTTATCGTTTCAATTCAATAAATGGCTCGGGACTAACTTCTAATGTATCGCCATCATCTGGATTTAAAGGAGCCAACCGCAACAATTCAGCCTCTTTTGAGCGCCGGAACGCAACTAGCACTTTAACAGTTACCGACCCAAGTCGAACTCCGTTAAATGCAGCATTTAATGTTTTTAGAAGGGCTTCTGGGAATTACACAAATGCCCGTCTCTCCTTCTACTCAATCGGCGAATCCCTCGACCTCGCCCTCCTCAACACCCGCGTCAGCACCCTAATGACCGACCTCGCCGCCGCCATCCCATGACCCTCGCCGACCTCATCACCCAGCCCGTGAGCTACGAGACCACGAAAAACCTTGCACTCGTCTTCTCGCCCGAACTCGCCGCGCAACTCGCCGCCGTCCAAGCGGAGTATGGCAACCCACGCCATGTGGCCAGCCCCGTCGATCTCACCGATGGCCGCAAAATGCTCTGCGCGGATTTGCTGACCGAAGTCGGCCCCGGCGGCCTCTACTCCGGAGGGTTCGCGCATCTGCCCGCCGAGCTTTTCCCATCCGTCGAAGTCCTCCCCATGTCCGAAGTCCTCCCGCTGCTGCCCCAACCCGAAGAAGAAATCTAAACCCACACCCAAACCATGCTCGAACAAGTATCCACATCCGTTAAGTTCCTCGCCTTCTACACGGCGAGCAAACAAGGCAAAACCGGTCTTGCCGTCACCATCGACATTTACGACCCAAGCGGCACACAGATCGTGAACGGCGGCAGCGCCACCGCCCTCGGCGGCGGGCTGTATAGCTACACGCTTTCCTCGAACAACAGCAGCGAAGGCGAATACGCGGCCATTTTCAAAACCACCGACTCCACCGTGGACGCCCAGCACATCCCGAGCCTCTGGGTTCTCGGCCGAGCGGGAGTCGAAAATCTCGACGCCACGACTAGCTCGCGCCTTGCTTCCTCTGGCTACACAGCCCCAGCGAACTCGGACATCTCGGCAATCAAGGCCAAAACCGACAACTTGCCAGCAAGCCCTGCAGCCGTCAGCGACATCCCCACCGCCGCGATCTCAGCCATCCAGGCGAAAACCGATGCCTTGCCCAGCGACCCCGCAGACCAAAGCCTCGTAGAGTCCGCTATCTCCGCCCTCTCGATCCCGACCGTGGTCGAGATTCGCACGGAAATGGATTCCAACTCCACCAAGCTGGCGAACCTCGACGCCTCCGTGTCGAGCAGGCTGGCCAGCAGCGCCTACACCGCGCCAAGCACTCCACCGACAGCCGGAGACATCGCCTCGGCAGTTTGGGCGGCGGCAGACAAGACAGGCTACAGCCTCACCAGCGCCGAGCGCACCGCCATTGCCGCCGCCGTCGAGTCCTCCATCCTCAACGAAGGCGACGGACAAGCTGTTCTGAACGCCATCGTCGGGGCCATCGGCAACAGCAATGTGGACCAGATCGCCCTCGTCGCCGCGATCCGAGCCGACCTTGAGCGCACCGGCGGCAAGCTCATCAACCTCGATGCCACGATCTCAAGCCGCCTCGCATCGGCAGACTACAACGCGCCGACCAGCGCCCCGACCGCAGCCTCTGTGGCAAATGCCGTATGGAGCGCCGCCACGCGCACCACAACCGGCGGCACCGTGGACACCCTCACCAACGCACCAGCCTCGGTCACGCCGAGCGACATCTGGTCGCACGCCACCCGCACGCTCACCAGCGCCAGCGGCCCGACAGCCATCGAGATTCGCCAAGAACTCGATAGCAACTCGACCCAGCTTTCGGCGATCAAATCGAAGACCGATGCGCTGCCGAGCGATCCTGCCGACCAAAGCCTCCTCGAAGCCGCCATCGCCGGAGTCACTGCGCCTTCAGCGGCCACGGTGGCATCAGCCGTTCGTTCCGAGCTTTCGGTCGAGTTGGCGCGAGTGGACCAAGCCGTGAGCAGCAGACTCGCCGCCTCCGAAGCCTCGAAGCTCGACGCGGTGAAAGCCAAGACGGATCTGCTCGAGACGACACGCCTCGCGCAATGCAGCACCGTGGCCACCACCGGAGCGCAGCTCGCCGCCGCCCTGAGCTAAAATGCAAGACCAGCTCGCCACGCTCAAAACCGCTCTCACCGGAATCCTCGGCGCTGCCGCCGGGGTGGGCGGGGCCGCGTATAGCATGTTGCCCCACCTCGAAGCCTGGACGCGCCTCGCCAGCGCCGGAATCGGCCTGCTGGCGGGGCTCATCGCCCTGCTCAAAGTCTGGCGAGACTTTCAAAAGAAATAACCCCTCCCTCCCCCCATGAATAAATTCCTCTCGCACTTAAAGCAGCCGTCCACCTTTCGCGGCCTCGCTGTCCTCGGCGGCCTCGCCGGATTGAGCTTGTCGCCGCAGCATTGGGAAAGCATCGGCAGCGCCGTGGCAGCGATCATCGCTTTGATCGAAGTATTCCGCGACGAGAAGAAATGACCTCGCCCGCCCAGATCGCCGCCACCGGCCTGCTGCTCGGCTACATCTTTCTCTGCATCTCCTTCCTCACCGGCTGCAGCACCCTCGGCATCTCCCTCGAAACCGACTACGGGCGCTTCAGCTACACCCTCCCCGAGCTGCCCAAGCCGACATCCTCAAAATGACCACAGAGGACACAGAGAGCACAGAGGCGGAACTTAAAACTTAAAACTTAAAACCTAAAACTCCTGATGCTCCCCCCGAGCCGCCCCCAACAAGCCAAATCCAAAACGCAAGCCATGCTGACAAAAGCTCGCGTGGCCGATGAGGTCGCGCTGGTGGGCATTCGCGGGTATTACAGAGACTCCATGGGCAAGCCCGGCGAAAACGACCGAGGCATCTACGACGACGCCATTTTTCTCATCAGCCCAAACGCCTACGCCACCTTCAATGCCAACACCGATCCCTCGATAAAACGCAAAGGCATCGCCGTCCTCAAGCCCGGCGTCCACCGCTACCGCAAAGGCAAGCACGGCCTCAGCAAGCCCGGCGGCGGCTATCCCGCCCTCCGCCCCGCCACGCCTGGCGAACAACTCCCCGTGACCCGCGACGGCGAAGGCGACAGCATGGGAACCGCCATCAACCTGCACAAAGGAGGATACAACACTACGAGTTCGCTCGGCTGCCAGACGATCCACCCCACCCAATGGCCCGCGTTCGTCGCCCTCGTCTATTCCGAAATGGACCGCGCCGGACAGAAGACCATCCCCTATTTACTCGTCGAGGAGGAAGCATGAGCCGCCTGCGCAAACCCAAAACCTCCCCACCGAAAGACCGCGAGGCCATCATGCTCCAGGTGCGCTCCTTGCTTGCCGAGCATTTCGATGTCGGCATTGCCGTGGTGAGTTGGGAGGACGAAGGCACGACCTACTACATGGACATAAAGTATGGCAACGACTACGCAGCAAAATCTCTCTGCCGCGAAGCCGAAGACATGCTCTGGCCCTACGAAGACGACGAGGAGGACGACGACGAATGAAAACCAACAAACTGCAAAACATCGTTCACGCAAGCCAAGTCACCGCCGCACAGAACGAAGCCGCACAAGCCCGCTCCCAGCTCGAAGCCGAGCGCCGCGCTCACGCCGAAACGATCAAGGCTCTGGAGCGTTCGCGTTTCACCAAAGCCCCTCGCAAGGTCACGCCAGCCACATCGAAGGCCGGAACCGGCGACATCATCGAAGTCATTTTCTCCGATGTCCACGGCAACAAGCACGACCCCGCCGCGATGGCTGCCTTCCTCGGTGATCTCAAATCCCTCAACCCCGACCGACTCATCATCGGCGGCGATTTCATCGACTGCGGCGGCTTCCTCGCCGAGCACCACACGCTCGGCTATGTCGCCGAGACCGAGGATTCCTACGAGGACGACATCGCCGTCAGCAATTCCCTGCTCGACCAAATCCTCGCCGCCGCCTCGCCCTCCGAGGTGCATTATGTAGAAGGGAACCACGAATGGCGCGTCGAGCGGTGGGCGCTCACCCAACGCCTCGCGCACCACAAGGATACCGACCTGCTTCGCCGCACCTTCTGCCCCGAGCATGTGTTGAGGCTCAAAGACCGAGGCATCCGCTACTACCACCAGGGCAAAACCCACGGCGATTGCGACACGCCAGGCTGGGTCAAAATCGACAAGGCTTTTTTCGTTCACAAGATCAGCAACGCCCGCGACGCCGCCGGGCAAGCCATGGCCAAGGCCGCTGCGAATATCGTTTTCTTCGACACCCACCGCGCCGCCTACAAGCCCATGCACCTCCCCGGCGTCGGCCTCATTAGCGCATGGAACCCCGGCTGCCTGTGCAAACGCCAGCCCCTTTACGCCAACACCCGCCCCACCGAGTGGACGCACGGCTACCTCGTCCGCTTCATCAGCAAAAAGACCGGCAACTTCCAGATGGTGAATGTCACCATCAACGAAGGCACCAGCTACGCCAGTCTCCTCCTCAAACCCAAGTCCGCATGAACAAACTCGCTGCAATCGCCCTCAAGCACAAAGCCCTCAAATACGGCATCCCCGCAAACCAAGGATGGCTCACCCGCCAGCAAGCCGCCCGCCAACTCGGCTGCCCCGAGCGCAATGTCCACGACCTCCTGCGCGACGCCATCGAAGCCCGCGACATCGAAACAAAAAAGTTCAGCGATTGGGACGCCGCCACCATGCGCCCCGTGCAAGTCACCTGCTACCGCATCATCGAGCCCGGCACCCCCAAGCCCGCCAAATCCTCGCCCCAAGCCATCGCAGGCATTCCGGCCCATTTGCTCGACCGGGTGCAAGCCGTCCTCGCCCGCCATCGCGGCAAGACCCCCAGCCAACTTGCAGACCTGATGCGATTCAAAGGCGAGCCGCGCATCAGCGCTAAAGCCATCCGCGCCCTCCTTGACAACCATCCGCAGAATAGAAGGTAGATGCCCGACGATCAGACCATAGTCGAAGGCGATGCTGGATTTATCGGCATGGCCTCCCGCCTCAACCCGCTGCAGTTGCAAGCGGGCATGGTCCAGTATTGCGAAAACATGCGCCTCGACCGAGGCGTAGCGCAGACCCGCAAAGGAGCCAAACGGGTTGCAGAGAACATCAATCCCTCGACGGATATTTTGCTGTTGGATTTTACGCTCGGGACAAACCGCTCGATTGCCACGCTGACTCAAGTCGGCGGACTGGCGACGGCGAGCTTTTCCGCACCGCATAACCTCTCGAATTTAAGCTGGGTCAATATCAGCGGCGCATCCGGCAGCGAATACAATGGCGATTTTCAAATCTCTGTGACCTCGCCAACAGATTTCACCTATTCCGTAGTCTCTGGAGCGCCTAGCTCCGCAGGCGGCTTGCCTATCGCAAACAACGGTCCTGTCGTTAAAACGACCTATGGCGGCGACATCATTCAGAGCGGCATCTACTCCTCGCCGCGATTTGACAATGCGCGGGAATACATCGTGCTGGCCGCGCCTTCTGAGTCTTATCTGTGGCGGCACGACGCGGCCACGGTAGAGTCGGTGGCCTACCCGCTTGGCGACACGATGGAGAACGGGGATGATGTCGAGATCGTGCAGGCTTTTGATAAGCTCTACCTGCTACGCACCAGGCCGTCAGATATTTCGCGCCGAGTGCAATCCATCTCCAACACCAGCGGCACGGCGCTGGTGACCATGAATGCCGCGCATGGCTACAAGACGGGCGAGGTGGTGCGGATCAGTGACTCGGAAACTCTCGGATTCAATGGGGATTGGGTAGTGACCAATGTGAGCGACACCGAGTTCAGCTACACGCTGCCGGTCTCGGTGACTGATCCCGCTGCCGCTGGAAGGATTTTTGCCCGCCGGGTCTTGCCTGCTTTGGTCTGGGACGGGGATTTGGATAATAATTTTCAGCGCGTGGAGCAAGGGGCGCATCCGCTGGGAGTGACCTACTCACGCTTGCCGAGCACCAGCATTGCGACCTACCACAACAACCAACTCGTCATCGCCCGAAACCGCGACGAGGTGCTGGTGAGCGATGTCTTCGATGCCGAGACTTACGACGCGGTATCGAAGGCGTTTCGCGCCAACGCAGGCTCGAATGACTATATCGTCGGCCTGCATCCTTTCAGCGAATCGCAAATTCTTGTCTTTTGCCGCAAGAGCATCTGGCTGGCAACGGCGGTCATCGGTGCGGATGGCGTCTCGATTGATCCCGCAGCCTCCAGCCTGCAACTCCTGACAAATGAGATCGGTTGTAGCGCGAAGAGAACCATCACGACAGCGGGAACGGCGGTGCTTTTCTTGAGCGACCGTGGAGTTTACCGGCTCGATAGCCAGTTCGATCTCAAGCTGAGAGGGAACACCATGCCACTGAGCGATCCGATCAGCGACCTGGTGGCAACCATCAATAACAACAGCGTCGAGACGAGCAATGCGGTGTATTTTGACAACCGCTATTTTTTGGCCGTCCCAACCGGGGAGAGCGCGATCCCGAATGCGGTCTTTGTTTTCAACATGCTGAACGCCCAGTGGGAGACGAAGGATGTTTTCCCATTCGGCGTGGATCGGTTGCTGGTGAGCGACTACGGCACGCAGCGCCGTCTCTTTGCCAGCTCGCGCTACGGCAGCCTCTACCTGATCGACGAAAACGAGGACGGCAATGATGATGGAGCTTTTGGCAGCAGCCAAACTCCTGTGGCGGCCTCGCTCCTCACCCGCCGCTATGGTTGGGGGAATCTCAACGCCAAGCGCCTGCTGCGCGTCAAAGCCAGCACGGTCCTGCCCGCTGGAAGCGCCTGCTCGCTCGATGCGGTGACGACGGATTACGACAATGACTTTGAAATCGCTGCCCTCAGCAACGCAGCAGGCAGCCAAGAGGACTACACCATCAAAACGCCGCTGCGCTGTAAAGCCACGGCGCTTGACCTCCGCTACCGCACCACGGCTGGCCGCCCAATCCTTCGACAAATCACCGCCGAGGCCGCTCTCACTGGCCCTGCCAGCTCCGAAACCCGCACCCTTAACTAATCATGGCAACACTCACCCCAGGCTACACTTTTACATCCGGCGAAGTCGTGACCCCGGCCAAGCTCAACAGCGCGGCGTCTCCGACACTCGCTCCCGCAACCGTCACAAACTCCGACATCTCGCCGACTGCGGCGATAGCAGACACAAAACTCGCCACTATTTCTACGCCCGGCAAAATCTCTGGCGCGGCAATAAGTGGGGACATCGCTACCGGCAATGTCACGGCCACTGGCAATGTCACGGCCACTGGCAATGTCACGGCCACTGGCAATGTCACGGCCACTGGCAATGTCACGGCCACTGGCAATGTCACGGCGGCCAAAATGACTGGCCGGTTGGCGGATGGGACGCTGAATGTTGTTTCCTCGGCAGTCACGATGACCTCGGCAAATCCCGGCGTCGTCACATGGACAGGGCACACCTTGCAAAATGGCGACATCGTGGAGTTCTCGACCACGGGGGCGTTGCCAACAGCTATTACTACAGAAACGGAATACTATGTAGTCAATGTCGCCGTGAACACATTTCAAATTTCCGCGACCTCTGGGGGCACGGCTATCAACACCACCGCAGGCGCTCAATCGGGCGTGCATACAGCCCGCTTTGGCCGTGGAGCCATGCAAAATGGATTCGTCACCACCAACAAAATCGCCGACGGCTCGATCACGGCCTCCAAGCTGGCAGGGAATGTCGATCAGTTGGCAACAGCCTGGGTGCTTTTCGACGGCGACATTACCGACTCTGTAGTGGCCGGTGCTGTCTTCACCCGCCTCACAGACACTAAAATCCAAGTCACCCGCTCGACCGGGCATGGCCTCTCAAATGGCAACTGGATTACATTCCATGCGCTGACAGGATTTTACGCTTTCTTGAACGGAACATGGGAAGTGCAGAACGCTACCGCGACGACTTTTGAGTTTAATTTAGTGGGAGCCACTACACCAACAAGCGCGGTTACCTTTACGCAAAATTCTGCAAATATCTCGTGGCCTAGCCATGCTTTGGTCGTTGGGCAAACAGTCATATTAGGTGCCTACAGCCCTACAAATTTCATATTGCCAGCTCCATTTGCTGAAAACACAACTTATTTTGTCAAAGCAGTTGCAGCAGGAACATTTCAAGTTTCGCTGACAAGCACGGGGCCCGCTATTGTTACCACAACCTTAGGTTCAGGTAGCCACTTTGCCACTCTCACCGGCGTCATGACCTCGCAGATTTTCAGCCCGATCGCCATCAAGCGCAAATACAACATCAGCAAAGTGGCCCGGCGAGGAACTGGTCTTTACCGCATCTTTTTTGAAACCGCCCCTCTCACCGTGGATTACATTTCACTCGGGTCAGCCGCAGCCTCAAACGGCACCGCAGTCGGTCTCGTTGGGGCAACAACGCAAACACTGAATTACGCCGACATCACCACAACCAACTACGCTGGCACGGCAGCCAACTACGACGGCATCCGCTTCGTCGTTTTCGGAGGCTAACGCAATGCTCCCCTGGGAACGAGCCCGCAACTGGCATGACGACAACACCACTGAATCTTTTGAATCCCTCCTCGCCTGGCACATGGCCCACGGCCTTGTTTTCAACACCCCGCAAGTCTTCCTGCTCGCCCACCAAGTCCACTACTCCCCAGACACTAACACCATGACCTACGACCTCCCCCCTAACGCCTGGTTCGTCGAGCTCGCCGCCTCGGTCGGCCACGCGAACCCCGTCCGCGAATTTCTCCGCGTCGCCACGCACCCCCAAGAGTGGGCGATCTGGCACCGCCGCAATTCCTTCCAACCTCACGCCTACCCATGGGCCAAACTCGCCCGCCGCGTGGGCCTCGCTGAAGGGAGGGTGTCCTAATGGGCGGAAAAAGCGGCAGCAAGCCCAAGCCAAGCCCGCCGCCACCACAGGCGCAGCCCATCGACTACGGCGCGATGATGGCGCAATCCAGCGTCGCCGCCAAAGACCAGTTCCGCGACCAGCTCGCCGCGCAGATCGAGGCGTATCCGATGCAGGAACGCCTCCAGCTTGGCACCGTCTCAAACATTGCAGCCAACCTCTCCGCTGACGGCGGAACTATTTACGAGAACAAATGGATTCCCGGTGCCACGACTGGCACAGGTAAGAACAAGAAAACCGCCGAAGGCCGCTGGGAAAAAGTCGCCATCGGAGAAGCCGCGCCTAATCTCTACACCCGCCGCGCCACCGACCAACTCATCGCCGCCGAAGAGCAAGCCGCCCAACTCGGCCGCATCGGCGATTACACCGAGCAGCTCGGCTACACCGCCGCGCAAGACCTCGAAGGCACCGACATCGAGCGCGAGCTTGGCAGCCAAGCCCTCCGCGATCTCCAGCTCGGCCGCGCCCTCAGCCCTGAGCAGGAGCGCCAAGCCGCCCAGCAAGCCCGAGCCGGGATGTCCGCCCGTGGCCTCGGAGTCGGCAACGCCGCCCTCGCCGCCGAAATCCTAAACCGCGACGCCTACGCCAGCCAGCGCGAAGCCGAACGCCGGAACTTCGCAGGCTCCACCAACCAAATGCTCGTCGGCAACCGCGCCAACCGCATCGGCATGGTCGGCAACATCCTCGGCCAAAGCGCCAACACGCGACAGAACCAAGCCAACCTCCGCACCGCCCTGGCCGGAGCCAATCTCACGGTCGATCCCTACGCTCGCGCTCTCGCCCCTGGCGCTGGCATGGGCTCCAGCACCCTCGGCCAAAGCGGCCAGATGATCGGAAACACCTACAACACCGCCACGCAGATGGCCGGAAATGTCGCCAGCTTCAACGCCAACATGCTCGATAGCCGCTACAACTCCTACATGAACAACAACGCCGCCCTCCAAGGCGCGGCCTTGCAAGCCGGTGCCGCCGGACAAGCTGGAACCATGGGCATGATCGGCAGCATCGGTGGCGGAGTTCTCATGGGAGCCGGTCTCGCAATTTAATGAACCAATACCTGCAAACCCTCGTCGATCAAACCCTCTACCGCGCCGAGCACTGGCTGCGGGAGTTTCGCAACCCCGTCGTCCTCTGGAGCGGAGGCAAGGACAGCACCGCTATGCTGCACCTCCTCATCTTCAAGCTCGGCGTGCGGCTCCCCTGCGTGCAGTGGCGTGAGCCCCGCTTCCGCCACCGCTACGCCCACAGCGACCTGCTCGCCCGCGAGTGGGACTTGACCCTCTTCGACTACGCTCCCGGCCGCATCGCCATCCAAGACGGGTTCGACATCGAGACCGGCGCACCCCGTTTCGATTTCCTCAAGTATTACCAATGGGGCCATCACAGCGCCCTTATCCTCAGCCTCGGCACCGAAGCCCCCACCGCGCAGGAAGTCTCCGAGGGCCGCTACCTTTGCGGCCTCTCCGATGTTCTCCAGCGCCCCACCGGCACCTTCCAATGGCCGTGGGACTCCTGCTTCCACGGCCAGAAATCCGCCGATGTCGATCTCATCAAAGGAGCCGTGCCCCTCATGCAGGATGTCCGCCGCACCCCAGACTCGCCCACCCAGCTCTACCCCATGCGGCATTGGACCGACGACGACATCTTCGATTACCTCGAAGCCGAAGGCGTCCCGATGGACCCCACCCGCTACGACCGCTCCACCGGCAAGTGGGGCCACAAGCAGGACAAATCCCACAACGCCGACTACTACCCGATATGCTGGAACTGCGTGAACCGCCACTTGAGCAGCCCCGTCCATTGCCCGAAACTCCAAAGCCAGGTCAACAACATCGCCCACCTCGCCCCCTACGAGGACAACGCGATTCCCGAGCAGGGCTTCCGCCACAACTGGGCTCCGAATACGACTGTCAACGGTGTGGGGCATGTTGCAGCCACAAATGGAGTTGGCCCGTGCTCCGGCGCGACCGCTCCGACGCCACCGGCATACCTGCCGAATACCTCCGCACCGACTACCCTTTGCTCAAAACCTCGCCCTGCGGACGCTGCATCGCCCTCCGTGGCGAAGTGGGCCGAGGAGTCGCCTGCGCAATATACCAACACCGTCCGCACGCCTGCCGAGCATTTGTCCCCGGCAGCCCACTCTGCCTAGAAGCCCGTAAATCCCAAAACCTCCCAACCCCCTAAACGCCCATGTTCGCCTACAACCCCACCGTCAACGACCGCTCCGGAGAAATCCTCGGAGCCTACACCGCCAACGCCGCAGAAACCCGCGCCGAAGGAATGCAATCTTTCGGTAAATCCATCGGCGAAGGTCTCGCCGGTCTCGGCGGCGGCATCGGCGAAGGCATGACTAAGGCCCGCGAAAACGCTATCAAATACGACACTGCTGCCGGGATGCTCGACACCTACAAGGAGAACGCAGGCGCTCTCGGGCTCGACCTCAATATGCTCGGGGGCATGGAACAGAAATACGCGAAAGACCCTGATAAGCTTATCGGCGCTCTGACCGTAGTCGGCAAACTCGCCGAGAATAAATTGGATATTCAAAAAGCCGAAGCTACCTACGCCGCTCTCGGAAATGCCTACACCCAAAAGGCCGCTGCCACGGCTGCTGCCAAAGCCGATGCTCCGATGAAGATGAATTCCGAGTCGATCCGCAGCATGGTTTCCGAAGCCAAGGCTGCTGGATTCACTGACGAAGCCATCAAGGCCAAGCTCGGGCAGCAATACGGCGATTGGGCCGTGCGCTCCGTTTACCCGCCGCAGAATCAAGGCATTTGGATGGGGCAGTAAAATAGCCCCATGGTCAACCCCCTCCTCGACGCTCTCCTTGCGGACCGCGACGCCCGCGACCCCGCGTATCCTGACCCTGCCGCCGCGCCGACGCCGGAGGCGGGAGCCCGCATGATCGACTTCGCCACGCCGCTTCCCGAAGCAACGCCGTTGTCTGGAGACGCAATCACTTTCCCCGACGAGCAAGAAGCTGCGCTGACTCCCATCGAGGAGGTCGATAGCCAAATCGAAGCGCCCGTTGCCCCTGGCCGCTTGCCGAGAAATCCCTTGCTTGATTCTTTGTTGGCCGACCAGCAAGCCCAAGCCGCCACCCAGCAAGCCGTCGCCGAGGCCACCACACCCGACCAAAACCTCCCCGTCCTCAAGCCCGAACTCGCCGATGCCCTCGGAGTCCTCGACTACCGCGACCCCCAAGAAGGCGCACGCCGTTCCCAAGCCGCCGCCCTCGGCGAAATCCTCGGTCTCCCCGAATACGAGAAGGTCCAACTCGGAGCCGCCCCCGTCAACGCCGATGGCACCGTCACCATCCGCCGCGCCCAAGCCGTCTCCCCCGAAGCCCAAGCCGCCGCTGCCAAGCAGCTTGAAAATCTGCGCATCATGGCCGCTGGCGAGATGCTCGTCGAAGATTCTCCCAAAGAAGTCGGCACCCTCCAAGGCATCGCCAACGCCGCGCAGAACGCTTTCGACTCCGCCCGCCAAGCCCTCATGGCCACCGATGGCCTCGATGAGAACGACGCCGCGCAACTCGCCCGCATCGAATACAACAAAGCCGCCCGCCGCGTCGCCCCAGGCTACGCCGCCTACCAGCAAGCCGAAGGTTGGGATGCCGTAAAAGCCTTTGCCAAAAATCCCTTCGAAGTCTCGGCAAATATCATCACCGAAGGACTCGCCGGAAGCTGGCCCGCCCTCGCAGGCGGCCTTGCCACCGGAGCCACCACCGCCGCCGTGGCCGGAGCCGCCGGATCGGTCGTGCCCGGCGCAGGCAATGTCATCGGTGCAGGCGGAGGCTTCACCGCAGGCATGGTCGGAGGCACCGCCGCCGGTTCCTTTGCCACAGAATACGGCAGCAAAATCCTCGAAGAATTGCAGACCGCTGGGATGAATCCCAAAAACCCCGAGAGCATCGCCAAATTCTTCAGCAACGAAAGGCTCATGGCTGAGGCAAAGGATGCCGCCTTCAAGCGAGGCGTTCCCGTTGCCGCCTTCGACGCCCTCTCCGCAGGCATCGCCGGGCGAGTCGGCTCAGTCTTCCGCGCCGCCGCCAAGACCCCTGTCCGCCTCGCCGTCACAGAAGGAGTCATCCAAGGAGGGCTTGGAGGAGCAGGCGAGGTAGCCGGATCCGTCGCAGCCGGAGACCCAGTAAACCCCAAGGCCGTCTTCGGAGAAGTCATCGGCGAAGTCGGACCAGCCGCCATCGAGATCGCCGCCGGACGCCAAGCCGCAGCCAGCCAGCCCGCCCCCGTGGGAACGCCGTCGTCCCCGACGGCCCCTCCGTCATCCGCTCCCATCGCCCAGCCCGCCCCCGCCGAAGTCCCCCAAAACTTCACCCCCATTTCCTCCCCCGCGCCCGCCGCCACCAGCCCCGCGCCCCGCACCCTCGGCCAAGTCCGCGCCCCGGAAATCCCCATCGACCAGACCGCCCTCGATGAAGCCTTCGGCTCGACCTTCGCCCCGCCGCCCGATGTATCAAATGATACCTTCGCCCCGCCTGCCGCAGTTAACCCACAGGTTAACCCTGCGCCTGCTCCGGTTTCCGACATTCCCCCAACGGCCTCTGCTCCCGTAGCAAGCACACTCACAGCGCCTGAACCGACAGGATCACCCGAGTTGATCGCCGGGGAGGGGGCATCTGTTTCGGCTACGCCGCAAATTACGATGTCTGCCAAGGATGATAAAGAGTTTAGCGAGCTTGAAGATTTGATGCTAAAAAAGGGTCAAGCTGAGAACAAGGTTCGCGGTGTTAAGTTCACAAAACAAAATCAATCACGCTACCAAACCCTTGTAACAAAATTCAGAGATCGTTTAATTGAAACAACGAACCCTAAAAATGATCCTGTAGTTGGAGTTGATATAAACGGAACCCCAATACAGCAATCAAACAAAGGAACATTCTACACATTTGAAAACGGAAGGGTAAGAACAGGGCCAGCATTTTCAGAAGCATCGCCTGCGCCAAGCATCGAGCAGCCTATTGAAACCAAGCCGCAGAGATATGCTTTGCAGCAAATTGGAGCTACATCAGGAGAGTGGCGAACGATACAAATACTTCCAAATCAGGATGCCGCTAATGCGGAGCAAGCAAAGCTTCCAGAAGGGGCTACTGGATGGAGGATAATTCCAGAACCACAAGTCGCCGAGAAATCTGCGCCAGTAGAAACTCAACCGCCTCGCCCGTTCTCCGAAATCATGGCAGAGAACATGAAGCGTAAAGGCGAGGCCGGATACATCGACTTCGGTGTGGTGCAAGATTTCGGCCAGAGCATCTACCAAGCGGGCATGGATTTTGCCGCATGGTCTGGGCGCATGGTGCAGAAGTTTGGTGAAACCATCCGCGATGTGCTCTCTTCTCTCTGGCAAGCCGTCTCCGGCGGGCAATACCTGCCGCAAGCTCGCGAGCGTGGCAGCGTAAACATTTCTCCTGGCACTGGACCTAAGCCCCGCAAGTTCGGCCAATCCCTCCAAGCCGCCCCCGGCGTTGCGCCCGAAGTCAAATCCCGCCTCACCTCGCTCGACTACGATCCTGTCTCGAACGCCCAAACCCTCGCCAACGCCCGCGCCCGCATCGACTCGGCGGGCAGCATCGACACCGCTTTCACCGACCTCATGGGCAAGCCCGCCATCGAAGGCTGGCAGCCCACCGCCGAGGATTACGCCACCGGCATGGAACTCATGGCGCAACTCCAAAACCGGAGCCGCCATGCCGATGCCGCCTCCATCGCCAACATGATGGCCACTCGCGCCACCGACCAAGGCCGCGCCATCCAAGCCCTCTCGATGATTGGCCGCCTCGGGCCGCAAGGCATCGAGCTTTTCGCCCAGAGCCAACTCCAAGCCGCCGCCACCAAGCCCGCCAAGACCGACAAGCAGAAGGCCGATATCCAAGCCAAGATCACCGAGGCCGGGCAGTTGCAAGGCGAGGTGGACAAACTCCGCCGCGACTCCACCACCGCTGCCATCGTTGGCAATAAAGACCTCATCAAATCCTCGCTCCCCGCCGGAGTCGATGCCGTGCAGGTCAACATCGCCATCCGCGAAGCCATCCTCGGCGCACCCACGCCTCTCGCCGCCCAAGCCGCCACCTCCTCCATCCTCACCGGCCAAGGGCTCTCCGACAAAGGAGCCGCCCGCATCTCCGGCAGCATCGTCCGCGACTTCCTCAAGACCACGCAGGACACCCGCGCCAAAGTCCTCCAAGACCTCCTCGCCACCGCCGATTCCGACCGCCGCCTGGATAAATCCAAACTCGGCTCCCTCATCCGCCTCAACCGCGAAGGCAAGCTCACCGATGCCAGCCTCCACGCAGGCATGGCCAAGATGCTTGGCATCCCACACTGGAGCGCCGAGCACAGCGCCAAGGTCCGCCGCATCCTCGCCCAGCACGAGAAAGCCACCGACCCCCGCATCAAGCTCGTCAAGGCCGCCGAAGCCCTCGATGTCGTCTACCGCGACTTCATGCCGCCAGGCTTCCTCGACAAAGTGGACACCATCCAGACCATCGCCATGCTGCTGAACCCCAAAACGGTCAATCGAAATGTGATTGGCAACGCTCTCATGGCAGGAGCAGACTTGGCCGCCGATGCCGTCTCCGTGCCCATGGATGCCTTGGTTTCCCTGGGAACCGGCCAGCGCACCCGCACAGGGCTTTCACTCGGTGAACGCCTCATGGGCCTCGGAGCCGGAGTAGGGGACATCAAAGCAGGCTACGACTTCGCCCGCTCCGAAGGCCGTGGCCGCATCGGCAGCATCGCTGAGGGCGTCGATACCCTCGTCCGCCTCGGCCGCCTGCAATCCTCGGGCAAATACAACGCCTCCGACATCTCCGCCCTCAGCGGCCCCACTTTCACAGCTCCAGTTTTTCGTCACCTTGAAACAACACTTGGAGCCGTCCTCTCCATCTCCGACCGAGGTTTCTACGAATCCGCCTTCCGCGCCAGCCTCGACACCCGCATGAAAGCTGCCGCCGCAAGTGGCAACCCCATGCTCGCTCCTGATACTGACATGGTGACAGCCGCCCGCATGGATGCTGGCCGCGCCATTTACCAAGACGACAACGCCGCCAGCCGCACACTCGGCGGGCTCCGCCGCGTCCTTAATTTCAATCAACGCTGGGGCATCGGCTCCCTGCTGATGAAATTTACCCAAGTCCCCGGCTCGATCCTCACCCGCGCTGTGGAATTTTCCCCGCTTGGATTCATCAACACCGCCTACCAAAGCCTCGCGCCGATGCTCTCCAACTCCCGCGAGTTTGACCAGAAAGCCTTCACCGACTCCTTCTCCCGCGCCCTCGTCGGCACCACCGGCCTCGTCGCCACCGGCTACTGGCTCGCCCACCTCGGCATCATCTCCGCTGGTGGAGATGCCAAAGATGAAGACAAGCGAAACCTCAACCGCGCCATGGGTTGGGGCACCTACAAGCTCAATGTCGATGCGCTCAAGCGTGCCCTCATGACCGGGAATTTCTGGACCCCTCAGAAGCAACAGCTTCATGACAGAACAGAAAGCTACGATTGGGCACAGCCCCTCTCCATCGGCGTCGCCATGGGAGCCTACTCCCGAGAGAATCAAGAAGCCATCAAGCAAGACATCCTCGCAGGCAAGAAGCAAAGCCTCGCCGCCACCGGCCTCAACTGGCTCGCCTACGCAGGCGGCGCAGCCACCGGAGCCATGAACTCCCTGATCGAACAACCCCTCCTCACCGGCCTTAATCAATTCGCCCGAGATGTCGGCTACGACAACATCCCCGGCGCTCTCCTCAAAACCGCCGCCGACGCCCCCGGCACCTTCATCCCCACCGCCGCAAGGCAATGGATGCAACTCACCGACAACGCCGTCCGCGAAACCCGCGACAGCTCCCCGGCTCGGCAGTTCATCAACGAACTCAAAGCCCAGCTCCCCGGCCAAAGCCAAACCCTCCCGCAGAAATACGACATCACCGGGCAACCCATCGAGCGTTGGGCCAAGGACAGCAACACGCTCTTCAATGTCCTCTTCAATCCCTCGATGGTCTCCTACATCAAAGGCAGCCCCGCGCTCACCGAGATGAGCCAGGTTTACAAATACACCGCCGAGGCCGGAGCCATCCCCAACCAGGTCAAACCGGAGTTCACCGTCGAAGGCGTCAAAGTCCGCCTCACCTCCGAAGAGATCAGCGCCATGCAGAAAGACATGGGAGCCCTCAGCATCGCCGCGCTGGAGAAGTTCGTCCTCTCCGATCCCCGCTACGACAAAGCCACATGGGACATCAAAGCCAAAGCCATGACCCGCGCCCTGGAGAAAGCCAGCACCGCCGCCAAATACCGCATCCTCATGTCTCGCCCCGACCTCAAGACCCGCGCCAAGCAGGAATACGACGCCATCCAAGCCAACCGCGCCGCCACCCAATCCGACATGCTCGCCCCTGTCGGGCCGTAATTTTTGCCCCCCCCTCGGCCAGATTTTTCCAGCCCCGAGGGTAATTAAAGCGGCTTCGGCCTTTCCAGCAGGGCGTGGTAGTGCTTCTCGACGACATCCATGGAGTCGCGCAGCAGCTTTGCCGCAACCTCCAGGCCGTCCCGCTGGGCAATGCGGCTGCCGTATTCCTTTCGCAGATTATAGGCTCCCTTCGCCCCGTCGGGGATGAAGCGCCGCGCAAATCCGTTGATACCATCGTGCGTCAGGTCGTCGGCCTCGGTCTTGTGAGCGCGGGGAATGACATACTCGCCCTCGCCAAGCGCGGCCTTGATCGCCCGCATCAGGCGGAGATTCACCGGCACGCGGCCATATTTTCCATTTTTGCTGTGAAAGTCGGGGCGCTTGATGAGAACCAAATCCACGCCGCTCTTGTTAGGGAGCCAATCCACCCAATCCCACCGGAGCTTGGCCACCTCGGAGTTTCGCAACCCCGCCCGCCGCATCAGCCAGTAAATCGCCCACACGCGGGGATTTTCCCGCCGCAGGGGAATCCTCGCCGCCGCATCCATCCGCCGCAGGATGTCGCGGGGGATGGGCTCGTAGGTTTGATCCTGAGCCTTTCCGCCCGAGACTTTCCAGAACTCGGTGAGGTCGGGCAGGGTCAAATCCGCGAAGAGGTGCATCCGGCGCTGGGCCACCACTTGCTTGACCGTCTGCACGCTCGACCTCACGCCCGCCTCGGTGCAGCCCGCCGCCATCCGCGCCGTGATCCAATTCCTCAAGACCGGAGCGGTGAGCACCAAATGAGAGGACACGCCGCGCCAATCCGCCTTGCCGCTCGCCTCGGCGACATACTTGGCAAAGCCGCTCGCAGCCTTCGTCGCCGATCCGCCAGGGCCGTGGAGCTTGAACCGGTCCACAATCTCCCCCGCCGTGGCATAGCCTGGCCGCCGGACGACCTTCGCCAGCTCCTCCTCGTTGCCCGAGCGCAAGCCCTCGGCGATCTTGCGGGCTTTCGCCTCCGCCGCCGACTTGCCGCTTTTGTTATTCAAGCTCACGCCCGTGGCCTTCTCGACCCGCTTGCCGTCGATCTGCACGCGGTAATACCAGCCATTGCGTGACTCTTTCCAATAAACCGTGATCTCGTTGTGTTTTCTCATGGGGTCGCCACTTTTGTCCGCCACTATGGTCGCCACTTCAATCCGAAATTCGATGGATGGGGTGAATACATTAGACGGTCAAAAACTAGAAATTTCTGACAAGTTACCTAGTGAAACCGGAAATGGTCGCCACTTTGAGGGGAAGAGGGGAGTGCAGCCGGAAGGACTCGAACCTTCAACCTTCTGATCCGTAGTTTCTCGGGCATTTGTTGATTTTGTTTGGGTTAGATGTTGTGTCGGCCACTTTGGTCGCCACTTTACATTTTGATGCGGCGGCGTTCTTCTTCGGTGGGGCGGTCGGGGCGCTGGGTGTTTTGGTTGAGTTGCTGGCGGATCCAGGCGCTTAATTTCTCGGGGTGGGCGGCGCGGATCCAGGCGGCTTTTTCTTCGGGCCAACAGAAGAATTGGATTTTGGCGGTCATGTTCTCGGCGTCGGGGTCGCGGGCGGCGTTGCGTTTGCCGGTGTTTCCGTGGAGTTGTTGGTCGTTCATCGTGTGGTTGGATATTTGAGTAGGATTGTCTCGGCCCTTTTGATGGCAATGACAAGAAACTCGATGTTGATTTTGGTGGCAATGGGGTTCTCGATCTCTTGGGTGAGGCGTTGGGCGCAGTCGGTGAGCAGGGCGAGGGCGTTGTAGAGCTTGAATGCGGGGGCGGTGCGGGGGCTGGATTTTTGCGGGCGTCCGCTGGGTTGTTTGCGATGGGGGCTGAGGGTGATTCGTGAAGTTGCTTTCATGGTTCGGTGCCGGATGCCGTCCGGCGCGGGTTGAATTTTTATGGGGGTGGGTTGGTTTGGTTTTAATTTTCGCGGCCATCCGCCTTGTTTTATTCCGGCTCGGGGGTAGTTACCGGCTGGCCGTCCACCAGGGCGGGGAGGATTTCGGCGTCGTCCTGGGCAAGCTGGGCCTCGGTGGTGTGGCCGGGCTGGATGTCGAGACGGGCAAGCGCCGCCTCGAGTTGTGAGGCGGCGCGGGTGAGTTGCTCGGGGGTCATTTGAAAACCTGATCGTGGCGGAGGATTTCGGCGTCGAGGTGGTAGGCTAGATTTGTGGCGCTGCCGAAATTTAACAGCGTGGCGGCTGCGGCGTGGGTCCAGTCGATTTGGGCGGGTTCGCCGAGCATGGCCGGGACTAGGTTCAGAAATTTCCCGGCTTTTTTGACCAGGCAAATTTCGTTGATGCTGCGCGGGCGGTGCGTTTCCATCGTGGAAAGATATTTTTCGGCAAGTTCAGCGGGGTTTTCTATTTCGGTTTTCATTTTTTGGCTTGGTTTGGTTGGTTTTTTGGTTGGTGTCAATAGTCGGCGGGCTCGCCAGTTGCGGCGGCGATGGCTTCGGCGATCTGGTCGCGGAGCTGCTCGCCTTCGGTGCCTGCGGCGTCTCGGGCGTCGTAGGTGTCGCCCATGGCTTCGAGGGCGGCGCGGAGTGCTTCGAGCATTTGCGGGGCAGCGGCAATCAAGCGGGCGTTGGCAAGGTTTTCCCGTCCCGTGTCGGAAAATTGACCTGTGCCTGTAGGAAAGCGGCAAACGATGCGCTCCTCCTCGTTGCCGTCCCAAGTCTGGGCGGCTGTGGAGAGGTAAAACGAGTCCAGAGAAGGGCCGTTTTCGTTGCAAATGTTGACGGCCCACGGGCCGGGTGTGTGTGGTGTGGTTGTTGTCATTTCTTAGGTGCCGGATTCCGTCCGGCGCGGGTTGGTGTTTGGGTTGTTCTGGGGGGAACGGTTTTATTTATTGAGGATGAGGTTGGCGGCTTTGGTGGCGGCGCTGGCGGCGCTGATGGCTAGCTTGGTGTCGCCTTTGATGGCGTCGATCCAGCCTTTCAAATAAGCGGCGGAGTTTTCGAGGGTGGCTTGTTCTATTCCGGCATGGCCGCAGAGGTAGGCGCTGGCCATTTCGGCGACGAGTTCCTCCTTGCCGTAGTTTTCGCTTCCGAAATTGGCGGTTTCGGTGATGCGGGCGAGGCGGGACTTGTGGCCGGTGCTGTGGGCGAGCTCGTGAAATAATACGCTGTAATACTCTTCCCGGTGCTCGAAACGCTCGGGCTCGGGCATTTTTACCAGGTCAAGGGCTGGGCTGTAGCAGGCGCGGCCTCCGCCGTGGGCGATGGTGGGGCCTTGATAGCCTTCGCGGATGGCTTCGGCGCTGGTGATGGGGTCGTGCTGGTGGCGTGGGCCGTCGTCGGGCAGGGTGAGGCCGTCGCATTGCTCGACATTGAAAGCGGTGTAATACTTGAGCATACGCCCGCCGAGTTTTTTGCCGTCGATCATCTTTTCCGACCCGCCGTTGTCGGTGGGGACATCGACAACTTTCGGGGGCAGGGGTTTTGTGAAGATGACGGGTGTTCCTTTTTCGCCTTTGCGGACGGTGCCGCCTAGTTCTTTGGCTTGCTTGAAGGTGAGCCAGTAGGGGCTTCCGAAGGGGGCGCTGTGAAGCATCCAGAAATTGATGCCGGAATACTCTTTTTTGCTGATGAGGTTCTTGGGGAAGCCGGAAGCGCCTGCCCAGGGTTTGCGCCAGGGGATTGTGCCGGACTCCAGCATGGCAACGAGGCGGTCGGTGATGACTTGATAGGTTTGGTTTTCCATTTTCTTCTGTGCCGGATGCCGTCCGGCGCGGGTTTGTTTGGTTCGAGGTGCCGCCTCGGCGGGCGGGCCGTTTGTGGCCTGCGGGATTAAATCTATGGAGAATTAAATGGAGGGCAAGGGGAATTTTTGTTTTTGCTGAAACTTTTTTTGAAAATTTCTATTGACAGGCGCGGAGGCCGATGAAATGGGCCTCGGCGGGTCATCGGGTTTTTTTCTGCGTGAGCTTTTGGGCGTCGGCGCGGAGGGAATCGAGCAGGGGATTGACTGCTCCGGGGCAAACAATGGCGATGTGCTGGGGCGGCATCTCGGAGGGTTGGAACATTTCGATTGCCTGGGCTCCGTTTGGCCATCGGGCGCGGAAATAGTGGGTGAGGGCTCCGGTCTCGGGCCATCGGGGACGGCCTGAAAATGTGGTGTCGGGGCGGATTTTTAGAGTGACGGGGGCCGCGCCGAGGACATTGCCGTTCCAATCGACGATCCCGCCCGCCGGGCTTGTGTGGATGGTGATTTCCATGGGGGGCTGTGCGATGATGGCGCGGGGCGCGAAGGTCTCGCGGGGGTCGGGCTGGGTGGCGCAGCCGGTGAGGGCTAGAGCTAGGAAATAGGCGGCTGGGCGCATGATTTTATTTCGCAGATTTGCGCCCGATGCCCTTCTGGTAGCGGATCGGGGTTTTCGCTGTTTTCAACCCACCAGCGGATTTGTCGGATGGATCGTGGATCGAGTCCCCATGGGCCTCGGCGGGTGTTGTCTTGTCGTTCAAGTGAACGCGAGATAAGGGCGCATGATTGGGAAATAATTTTTCCTTCAAGTAGGTTTCGAGGTCGAGCATGTCGGCCTCGGTGAGGGATCGGTTGCCGTTCGCTCGGTAGGTGCGGACGAACCATTCGCAGGCCTGCTCGACGACATTGTTCCGGGTGATGTTGAGGCCGGTATTCGCGGCGATTTCGTCGAGCAATGCAATGACCTCCTCGGGCAGTCGGACTGAAAATTGCGTCTTGGGTTTGGTCTTTTTCACTAGTTGCAATGTATCACAAATAAATTTTTCGCAATTTTTTTGTTGACCAGTGGGTGTGTTTGAATCACAAACACACCCGCAATGAAAACGATCAGCATTCGATTGCCAGCAGAACTCCACCGGGAAATCTCCCGGATGGCCGATGAACAGGGCCTCAAGCCCGGACAGGTGATTCGCTCACTCCTCCTCCGCATGGTGAAATCCAAACGCCAGGAGGTGCCGGTATGAAACGGCGGCGCCTCTTTTTTGTGGAGGGGTTGAATGCCTTCCGGCATCGGGTGGGCGAATACTTTTGGGCGACCACCTCGGGCGAGGCTCGGGCGCTCTTTTTTGCTCAATTCGGCAGCTACCCGAACAAGGTGGAGGTGGAGCGATGAGCGGGGCGGATTTTTTGCGGTTGGCTGGCTATGCCTGGGAATTTGCCTGGGCGGTGAGTCCGGCGCTTTTTTTGGCGGCGCTAACTTGGAGGGTGTCGCGATGATTGAGAAGCATTACAGCCCGACGGAGCTGGCGAAGATCCTAGGCATCTCGCGGGCGGGGATGCACCTCCGGCTGCACGATGGGACTTTTGGCCATGTGCGGCTCGGGGATCGGGTCTTGATTCCGGAGAGCGAGGTCCAGCGGGTGCTGGACGAGCACCGGATCGAGAGCGCACACGCTCGGCCTGCGCGGCCTGCGCACCGGCGCAATCTATTTGCCCACGCCTAAGACATGCCGGACCCTGCCGCCGATCCGGCTTTTTTTTGTGCCAAAAATTCTGATGGGGTGATTACCCCATTGCAGGCCGTGGAAGCCGCCGCCTCCGCCGCGCCTTTTCTTTTTTCGGAGGAGGAAATCGGGGCGGAGAGATTAGAAGCCACGGGAGAGTTCACAGGGGAACGCTTGCTGGCTCGCCGCCCGGATGTTTATCGGGCCGTAGTCCGCATGGCTGCCGAGGGACAGAGCATTTCGGCTACGGCCCGGGCGCTCTCGGTGAGCCGGAACACGGTCGCCGCCGTGAGGGAGCGTGAAGGTATTTCCATAGAGCAGGAGAAAAAGGAGTTACTGAGGGATGTTCGCCGTGCGGCTCGTCTCTCTGTGGAGAGAGCTATCGAGCTAGTGCCTTCGATCAACAGCGCCAAAGATGCCGCCATCGTCGCCGCCGTGA